GACACATTGAAAGGAGAATCATTTTATGGAAAATTGGTTAACTAAATTGCGTTTGGAAAAAAATCTAACTCAAGATGAAGTTGCTCAGTTATCAAACATTCCAAGAACAACATATTCATCAATAGAGCAAGGAAGACGGAGACCCTCTGTCGAAAAAGCTATGAAAATAGCAGATGCTTTAGATTTTGAATGGACTCTTTTTTTTGAACCTAAACTACGCGAAATGACACGTGAGGAGGTGGGAAAATGAAGGACAAACCGCAAATGATCAAAGCAAATGTCGATTCGGGATTTCTACCACGCTATGTCGAAATGATTATTCCTGCGATTAAACGCAAGTTTAGCATTTCAATTGGTATTGAAGGCGAACTGTTCATGAACCCTGGCGGTGTTGAAGAAATCATTATTCGTTTTTTAGCTACCGATGAAGTAGCACAGGACATTTATTCCTATATTGACGAAAAATGGCAGTTCGCCTCAACACCAGAACTTGTTGCTTAAGTTCATTTTAAACAACAATTGACCGTTTGTGCCAAAAACAATAACGAATAAAAGGAGTGAAAGCATGCCGAAAGCAGCAAAAATCGGTCGGACCTTAAAACTATCATTATTTCTTTCGGGAAAGAGACAGAAAGAATTAGCGATCGATGCAAGCACACCAAATGCCACAGTAAGTGATCATTTTAATGGAGCCAACGTCAATATTGATAAGGCAATCGAGTATTTAGAGGCAATGAAAGAAAATGGGTATCAAGCCACTGATGAATTAACAGGAGACATCAGTTATCAATACTTAGGTTTTTTTAAATCAATGGATGGCCAGCTGGCAGATGTTAAATCAACGAATGATCTTGAGATATTTCAAGAAATCGAGTCAGACGAAAGAAAGGAACGGAAGAAAGTAGTTCAAAGGATCGTAGCTGAATCACAAGTGAGAATGCTGACTGATGTTGAAAGAACTGAACTTAGAAATTACACAGATGAGTTTCTGGATGAAATTATTGTGGAAATGGCGATCGTTTTTTCTATCTTGAAGATTTTGAATGTCACTATCCAAGAGGCTATTAAAGATAGAATGCCTCACTGGATCAAAAAAAGATATATGAGGGGGTAACCACTATGAAAATATCTCAAATGAAGAATGTTGTGCCACTTGAGAGAAAAAATGAAGCGGTAGAGGTTGAGTGGAAGAAAGCAAAAGAAATCGCTGATTATCTTGGTATTTCAAGACCAACGTTATCTAAATTAACACATAGGGATGTTGATCCGATTCCTTTTTCAAAACTTAGCGGGATTCTTCAATATGATCTGCATAAAGTTAAGGAATGGGAAGAACGCAATAGAACTTTTAACTATAAGGAGGCGTAATTATGAAACGTTCAATTAAAGACACTTTGACCGTTACTTTACTTTTGTTTTTTGTAGTAGCTTTCACAGCAATCCACGTTGCAGCAGGACTTGTATTAGTTTTCTTATGGGGCTTCGCTAATGTTGTTTATGATTTAGCTGCTAAAGATTACCAAGACAAAGAAAAAAGACTTGCTAGCCGACCAAAGCAATAGCAAGTCATAAGAAGTTCTTACGAAAATATCTTTGTCTCCATTTTAAAACAGAAAAGGGGAAAACACAATGCCAACAAACGAATTGACCACAGAAATGAAGGTAGGAGTTATTTTTAACCCTTCTACTATAGAAATCCAAAACGAAGAGAATCTGCAGCAGTATGTTGATGAAAAAGTAGCCTTTTATGGATCGTTAGTTTTCAGCGAGGAGAATATGGCTGAAGCAAAGCAGTCCAGAACTGAGCTAAACAAAATTAAAAATATGCTAGATGATGAACGGAAAAAAGTCAAAAGCGAATTTCAAAAACCCTTGACGGAATTCGAACGAAAAATCAAGAAATATACTAGTCAGCTTGCACTTGTGATAGATGGAATCAAGCAAGATATTGATTCTTTCGAATCGAAACAAACGGCAATTCGATTAGAAAAGCTTCAAGAATTAATTTCCGAAATGATGGTTTCTCACAACCTAACAGATGATGATCTCAAAGATTTTGAAATTGATAAAAGTTGGTATAACGCGACTGCCTTTACAAAAAAAGGAGAGCCATCTAAAAAGACAATTGAAGCCATTCACAATAAATTGGGCTACATTGATCTCCAAAAACAGCAAATTTTGTCTAGTAAACAAGCGGTTAAAGAATTTGCCGAACTGTCTGGCTTGGATCCATACGCTTGGGAAAATCTTATTGACCGTGGTCTTACAACAGCTGATGTTATTGAGAAGATCAAACAATCAGTTGAGCAAAAACGACTTGACCTTGAAGAAAAAGAACGACAAAGAATTGCAAAAGAAGAATATGATTCAGCAATGTCTAAGCTAGCAAAAGAACAGTTTTCTAAAGTAAATGATACTACGATCGATATGGAAACAGGTGAAGTCATAAAAGTTCAGGAGCAATTTGAGCCGGAAATATTGACTTTCGTTTTGGAGGTTACCGGAACATATGAGGCTTTAGCATCAATGAATGAGTTTATGAAGCAAAATGATATTTCTTTCAGAAAGGTGGCTAAGTAATATGTCTAACGATTTGGCTATACAAAATAGCGCTATGGATTTGGTAATGAGCGCTAACATCGAGCAAGTATCTCAACAATTACAAGCAATTGATAATTTTCAAGTAGTTGTTCAGAAAACATTACGTCCAGAGCAAGACTACGGTACTATACCGGGAACTAACAAACCAACTCTATTGAAACCAGGTGCAGAAAAGATTTTGATGCTCATGGGTCTAACAAGTGAATATGAAATCGTTGATAAAGTCGAAGATTACACCAACGGATTCTTCGCTTACACCGTTAAATCTTCTCTATTAAAGAATGGACAACTTATTACAGAAGGATTTGGAAGTGCTAATACTAAAGAATCCAGATATAGACAGAACGAATGGAGCGAAAGTGAGCGTAAGAAAGTTTGGACAGGAGATTATCAAGATCCATATACACTGGTGAATACTGTGCTAAAAATGGCGAAAAAACGAGCACAAGTTGATGCAGCATTGACAGTGGGATCGCTCTCTAATGTATTTACTCAAGATGTAGAGGACATGAAGGATTTACTTAACAAGGAAAAGTTAGAAACTATGAATAATAGTGATGCTTCTGCTCTTAAAGTTACTTTCGGAAAAAATAAAGGAAGAACTCTTGGTGAAATTGCTAAAGATGATCGTTCATATGTAGAGTGGTTATCTAAGAATGCCAAAGATGAATCTATGAAACAAGCGGCTAGATTAGTGCTAAATACAAATGATAAATCAACAGTTGTTGATGAGCAGAATAAGAACAATAAAGTAGCCTCTCCGGATCAGATTGCCGAAATTGAATTAATGATTGAGGTTGTGTCTCAAGCATTAGAAACAAGTAAAGATGACCTATTAATGAAGTACAAAGCAAACATGTATAAAAAGTTTACCGAAGATCAAGCGAAAAGATTTCTGACCTTGCTTAAAAACCAGATGCCGAAAGAAGAACCAAAACAAGAATCAAAACAAGAAGCGTTATTTGATACCTATCAACCACACGCTGCAATACAAGGTGACCCCTTTGAAGGCGAAGTCCCTTTTCCAGAAGTCGAATACTAAAAGAGTGAGGGAGTTAAACTCCCTCTGATTAGGAGGAATAAGCGTGGCAAGACCAACGAAGAAAGGTCTTGATTATTTTCCTCTGGATGTCGATTTTTTATCAGATTTAAAAGTTCGAAGAATTATTAAAGCATGCGGTAAAGAAGCCGTTCATATTCTGGTCGCCCTGCTGGCTAATATTTATCGTGATGAGGGGTATTACGTTTTGTGGGATGACGACCTTGCGTTCTTAGTGGCTGACGAAGTTGGTACGAAGGAGGGCACAGTTGAAGAACTGGTTAGAAAAGCCGTGCAAGTAAAATTCTTTGATAAAGATATTTTTGATAAATACTCCGTATTAACTTCTAAAGGAATTCAAAACAGATACATTCTAGCCACTAAGGAACGTAAGAAAGTTGAGCTTGAATTTAAGTATTTGCTGACAAATGAGGTTAATCGGTCGAATATCTCGATTAATGGGCGGAATAACTCAGTTAATCAGGGGAATAATCAACAAAGTAAAGTAAAGGAAAGTAAAGAAAAGGAAATAAAAGAAGATGCTACTGCGAGCGAGAATGCGTCCCTTGAAACTTTCCAAAAATTATGGCTCTTTCCAAATGTTGTACAGGTCGAAGATCTGCTTAATCTGGTGGATATCTATGGCGATGAACTTGTAGAGGCTGCTATTAAACTTGCTGGTAGTAAAGATGTTCCTAAGAACCGGGCTATTAGCTTTTTAACAGCTTCTTTACAGGAATGGGCAGATGCTAACGTTAAAACGATCGATCAAGCAAGGGATTATCAACGAACTAGAGGCGCTAAGAAACAAGGCTATAATCAAAAGCCACTACGTGAGGAAAAACTACCTGATTGGGCTGTAAACGAACAGGGGGAAGAACAGTTATCACCTGAGCGTCAAGCAGAGCTTGATGCGAAACTAGCAGCATATCTAAACAAAACGAAGCACTGAAAGGAGCAGATGGCTTGAAAATCGTCATACCGATCACACCAAAACCTCAATCAAGGCCGAGGTTCACCAAGCATCGTAAGACTCCCTATGAGGAATCAGCGATGAAAGCATATAAAAATGCGGTTAAGTATCATGCTATGGCTACAAAGCCGCTGCTAATTGAGAAAGGCCCTGTGATGATTGATATTTGTTTCTTCGTATATCCACCAGCCTATATCTTGAAAGTGAAGAAAAACAGGACTTTGCTAGAAGAAGAGACTATGTATTGCGATAAGAAACCAGATATCGATAACTATTTCAAAGCAGTGACGGATGCGGTCAACGGCATTTTGTATAAAGACGATGGCCAAATCGCTGTCAATATCTGCCGGAAAGTATATAGCTTAAATCCAAGAACAGAAATTGCAATTAATCCACTTTAGGAGGGACCATCAATGAGAAGCAGAAGCATTAAAGCGCCATTCGAAGATTTTGGAGAATATGAATCAGCAAATGTTCAAGAAAAAGGATCTGTAAAAGTTGGTGAAAGCTACATTTGCACTCCGGGAAGCCCTTTTTCAGGTCAGATAAGAGCGCAAGTAAGTCGAATCTATAAGAATTCAGCACGAGTAAGGATCCTCAGCTGTATTGAAGAAAAAGATGATGAAATACAACGAAATCTTAACGATGTGACTGTAGTAAGTCTTAAGAAGATCCACGAAGTCTGCTAGAAGCGAGGTGGTCTTTACTTGCAAGAAAAATTGATCAATAGGACATTACTTGAACTTCAGGACCAGTTAAGCGGAGATCAATTGAAAAAGCTAAAAGATGTTCTAACGGTAGAATGTGCGAATTATTTGATCGTTGAGCAGAAAAATGAAGTTGTAATTTACGATGAAACTTCTGATATTGCAGCATATAAGCAATTCTTCGTTTCTAAGAAGATACAGGGACTTTCAAGCGGAACTTTGAATCTTTACATGCAGACAATCAATCTCTTTATGAGAAGTGTTAGGAAGCCATTCAGCGATGTTACTACGAACGACATTCGCTTGTTTATTGCAAACAGGGAAATGATCGATAGGGTCAGTAAAGGCACGCTCGCAAGAGAACGAGGTTGTATTGTTCGATTCTTCAAGTGGTTATGCAATGAAGAATATATTTCAAAAGATCCTGGGGCAAGAGTAGAGAATATCAAAGTGCCAAAGCGAAGAAAACAGGAACTCAGCGAGTTAGAAGTTGAAAAGTTGCGATCGGTCTCAGCAAATTCCAAAGAAGCTCTAGTAATCGAATTGTTACTCAGTACTGGATGTCGGGTTTCAGAATTAGTATCACTAAACTTCCGTGACTACGATCAAGAAAATGATTCTATCACTGTTATAGGGAAAGGCAATAAACAGCGAACACTATACCTGAATGCGAAAGCGAAGATGGCATTGAACCACTATCTGAAAGACGTGCCACATATCACTGGACCATTATTCTTTGGGCAAACAGTGGGCAAGGAAATGACATCAGCAGGAGTTCAGAAGCTAGTAAAGCGTTTGGGCAATCGAGCAGGTGTGGCAAATGTCCATCCTCACAGATTCAGACGGACTGCAGCGACCTTGGCAAGAAGACACGGGATGCCAATCGAATTGGTGATGAACTTCTTAGGCCATGAATCAATTGATACTACGTTGAAATATTCGATGATAGGCGACGAGGAACTCAAGTTGTCGCATCAAAAATTTGTTAGTTAAGAATCGGAAGAGATAACGGAATTGGAGGAAAACAGAAAATGAAGGCAGTAAAAGTTCTTGTAGATATGGACGCAGGCGAAATCTTATGCATGACAAACGATGATAAAAAACTAAAGCAAGCTATGTATCAGCAACTTGTTGACGGCGGTTATGAATTCGAAGACGACATGTATGAATAAAAAAACTGGGGAGAATATGATTTTGAAATGTATGAATACTCTCCAAAAAATGAAGACGACGTGAAACTAAAGTAAGTTATCGACAGAAATACACAACTAAGAAAAGGGGAAAAGATAATGATTGAATATCATACTTTAGAAGAACTAAAGAAACAAATTGTTTTTAAAAAAATTGTGAGTTGGGATTCCGATAAATTAGTTTTGGAAGATGGGACAGAAATTACAATTGAATGCTCGGAACAGGATTGTTGCGCTTGGGCTGGCGGATCGTTTACAGATGTGAAATTAGATGCCGTTATTACAGATATACAAATTCACGACAAAGGACAAGATATTTTCAACGGTGACGGTCATGATTCCTATGCAGATGTAATTATCTATCACAATCAAAATGAGATTGCTAAAGCAGAGTGTGAAGCTAACGATGGAAATGGTGGATATTACTATAGCGTTTGTGCTTTGAGAGTCAAGGATATGTGGTCTGTAATTACACAGGCTTAGTCCACTATCCACCAAAATAACCAACTGAAGGAGGATGTAGCAGTGCTTAACAAAGACAACATTATGGACATTATCCAGTCACATAAAGACGAGATTAACGAAATTTCTAGTGAACTAATCAAGGCGAAATCGCTGGGGTTGGATATTCCAGAGCTGACAAAGGCAGCCCAAAGTAGATTGGCATATTTATATGACAACAAATATCGTTATGAAATGCAGGCGAAAGCTTGGGGATTGATTGGGACAACTGATGAACAAATAATTGGTGAGTATGATGTGTGAGGCAGCTATCCATTTTAAAGAGGTGAATTAATGAAAAAGTCATTTAATGAGTATATAGATAACTACATGTACTTTGAAGGCAAAGCATTGACTCATGAAAACATACTGGCTTTTCCAGCCAGTTTAGAGCAAACGCATATTCACGCTGTTAGGCATATGTTGATTTCAGAAGGTTATAATCCTGATGAATTTAAAGTATCAGAAATTCCTATATGCGGTGTTTACTATTTTGAAAAAGCCAATAAACCTTCGGGTACGGACTATTTTAGTGTGTTTATTAATGACCAAGGAAATATCGTTCCGCAATATTCTACAAAGAAATATGACAAGAACGGTTATAACACTTTCCCATGTCGGACTATCAAAGAAGCAATCGAGAAAAATGAGTGTTAAAAATTCAGCTATCCGACGAAATAGCAGAAAGCGAGGAATGAACGTGAGTGCAACCAGTTTATCAAAATTAATTTCCACTAGAAAAGAGGAATTAGCAAAACTTTGGGAGCTTAGAGGAACCAACTTCCCTGCAGTTGAACGCCAGAAAGATTTGAGAATCTCATTTATTGAACTCGAATTAGCGGACTTGGAGAAGCTGAATAGGCAACCGCAACTCAACGAGAATCAGCAGGAAATGTTACAAGAAGTTATAAAACAATACGACATCACTAAACCTAAAACAGTATTGCATGCATTAGAGCATCTATCGATGATCGCATTTCTGTTAGACGAAATGGACGAAGTCACTGAAGAAGATTGCATAGTGGTTGCCCAAGCGTTTCTTGATTGGGCGCAGGAACAGGAGGAAGAGTGATGAAAACCTTTGAACTAACATGCGTTTCCCACGATGGATCAGTAGGAACGATGCAAATTGAAGCTGTCACATCAGAGGGTGCTATTGCAGAAATGAACACTTATCCAGCAGTTAAATACGTTATAGCCTGCCAAGAAGTTAATTCCGCAATCGTCAGCGATAAATGAACGGAGGTAGGAAAATGAAATTAACTAAACATGGAGTAGCCACGTTCTACAAAGATCATGAAGTAGAAAGACGTTGGTATTCATCGAAAGAAGCAGCTGAAAACTCATTAAAACGTAAAAGTAATGATGTGTTCCGAAAGTACATTGGTACGAAAGTAATAGAAATGTACTGCAATGCATGTGATAAGGATTTGGAACCTGGAGACACATATATTAAGCAGGACGAAGAAACCAGATATTGCGAGAACTGTTATGAAGAAAATACAGTTACCTACTATACAGTGGGTGGAGAGCCTGTGGGTGGTGGAGACGATATCGAAGCTTTCGATACTTGGGATCAGGAGTGAAACAGGAGGGATAAGATGGTACCAAAATTTAGAGGTTGGCATAAAGAATTAGAACAAATGATTTACGGTAAAGAAGTTTGTGGACACATTGAATACACAACTAATCTGATTGATGCTCTTAATACGATGCTTAATGAAGATGATTATGATATAGAAGTCATGCAATCAACAGGCTTGAAAGGGTATATGTCAGATTCACACGAAGACGATGAGGAAAAGGACGTTTATAGAGGTGACATCATTGACATCTTTTGGGAAGAGTGGCCTATGGGCTATTACCAAGAAAATCATATGGTTGGAGTAGTTGATAAAGACGAAACAGGAACAGCATGGATAATCAAAGATGCCAAGTATGATTTCGACACTCCCAAACCTATACCTAGTGAAGTTGATGGTATTTCTGTTTCCATGAGTTTACCTGATGCGGAAGATTTAGAAGAAATATTCTTGCACAATTTTAATTTAACATCTAGCGATATAACTATTTTAGGCAACATCTACGAGAATCCAGAACTGTTGGATCAATCCAATGAAAGTTAATCATTTTACGGTACTGGCTGTTGTATCAATACTGCTAACGATTGCAGGCCTAAGTTGGCTATCCTATACAATTGTGGACCAACAGAAACAGATTGAGCAGTTACAAGAACAGCTGCAGCACGAGCAGATGAAGTACAAGATTATTATCAGCGATCCGTTAGTCAGGGATGCGATGGAAGCAGGGGGATGAAATAAATGTTAAAAGAAATAGGACGGATTGCTTTTCATGGTATGAATTCGAACGATGAAGAAGTCATGAAGGCTTGCTTGGAAAAAATATGGATCATGTCCGTTGAGAATGTTTCAGAATCAGAAGCCAGTAAAAAAATGAATGACAATCAAAAAGATAAAATCAAGGCAGATGATGATCGTGGGGTATATTTGGTTAAAAAATACGGTACATACAAAGGGTACTCAAAATTCAAATTGGCGTTAGATTTCTTTCAAATGAGTAATGACCGCTTTTTTGAAATATATAAGTTTAACTTTGTCCCTCGAGGTGAATTGTATGAGGTAGCCAGATCATATATAACCGGAAGACAATTGAGTATGGGTTTAAAAGTTGGAGCAAGTATTTCTGCCAATATGTTAAGTCGTTCCGGAATGGAGATAGATGTTTCTAGTAGTATTGCGAATCAGATCCGTAATTCTGTAAAAAATTCGTTTAGGCTAGGGGGGTAAATGATGGATTTTGCAGTGTTGGTAGCCGTGGCACTTTTTGCGACAGTATTTGCTAGTGTAATTTTCGGTAAAGAATTAGATGAAAAGGAGAAACAAGCCATTGCCAAAGAAAAGTTTCAATCAAGTCAACCTATAAATAAAGAGGAGCAAGATTATGGAGGAAGCTATTTTATGGAACAAGATGGCTTTGATCATCGAAGTGATCGTCACAGAGCAGTTAAAAGAGATCGAAAGTAAAGCAAAATAAAAAGCATTAAGCAATCGCCCAATGCCCCCAAAATAATGATTTTGTCCCCGCCAAGGTAACTTCATTATACCAAACAAAGGGGCGATTGAGCAATGATGCTATTACTAAGAGAAGTTGATTTCTCTCAAACGAGAAAGAATGCACGATATGTTTTGAAGAACTACCGTCGGTTGGAGCGGATTGCAGGTCGTTCAAAGATCGATGTCCGCTCACCGATTATTACTGATATGCCTAGAACACCTAGTAATGGAAACAAGTCCGAGGATGCTTTTATTCAAAGATTGGATGCAGAAACAGAAAGAGATGCAATAATCGTGGCACTTATGGCATTGAAACTAACGAGCAGACAGATACTTCATTATAGCTTCTGCTTACAAGATCAGTATTCTAATCTAAGGATCGCAGATGAGATGGGCTATTCAGTTCGGCAAATTGAGCGAATGAAATCAGATGCATTGGTTGAATTTGCTGAAAGTTATCGTCGTGGCAAGCTTGTCGCTTATCGATGAAAAATGGCGGTTTTTTGGCGGTATAATGGCGGTTTAATGACAATAATCCATAGTAAGATAGTATTATCAATTATTGTAAATAACAGGGCGCACTCCTTTAAGATACGTTGGCAGACCTCCTTTCTGAAAATTATTCCCAGCGCCCTGTATTTAACTAAGACGGCGACAAAAAATCTATTATGAATGGAGTTGAACACACTCCTTATCTTCATTCGCTAGCCGTCTTTTTTTATGTCACTGTGGCAGAGTGGTATTGCCTATCTCAAAACGAGGTAAGACTTGTGAGGTTCAAATCCTCACCAGTGACTTTGGGAGTTGGCAATTAGATTACTCACATGATCTTTGGTGCTTCCTACTAAACAGTCCCTAGGGGCTGTTTTTTTCTATTGGGTATCACTTGATTTATTGATATCATGTAGGAAAGGGAGTGGAGAATGTGAACGATAAAAAATCTGATAACTACGTACCTGAGATCAACCTAAAAATTCCAGACCACATAATTAGTTATAGTGAAAGAATCACAAAGATTGTTAATGAACACACTAGATCATTTGAAAATCTGAACGAAACTTTTCATAAAATTGAAGAAATGGTTGCATCAAGTCTATCTTCAAAAATGAAGGCGATAATTAATGTGCAAAATCAAGCTATAAATACGCTAAATTCATTTTCACAAAATGTTTCAGAAAATTTAAATTTAATCAATATGAATCAAAAAATTTCTGAGATTATGTCAGCTGTAAATTGGAAAGGAATATTAGATAAAGCAAATCGGGCCAAAGAAATTAATGCGGAGGCAGATCCCGAAATTTTGACAAAATTAGCTGATTTGGGGTGGTCAGCACCTACATGTATTTATATACCTTTACATTTGTATAGTCTAAAACATGAAGAAAATCTTAACAAACATATGATTCGATTATACTGTAGAAATAATTTCGGGTATTTAATTGAAACTTTAAACACTATATCGGATTCACTAGATGATGATTTTAAGATAATAGTATTTCAAATGATTGATGTTTTGAACGATGATTGGAAAAAATACAAACTTTGTACAGCAAATTTATTTATGATTTTAGAACATTTGTCAGTTATGAAAGTACACCCAGAATTGAAAACTAAACGTCTTCTTAATAAACCAATGATAGAAGAGTTGATGGCAGATAATGGGGAAGGAGACATATATTCTGCTGCTAAAGGTGAATGTAAAAAAGCAATAAAAGCATATTATGACCACCAAAATTTTGAGGAAATTACCGAGCTTAAGTTTGGCAGACACTCTTTTTTACATGGAAGATATTCACCGGAAAAATTATCATTTCTAGACTTTTTAAAATTAGTAAATTGTATAGGTTTTTATTTTGAAGTTACAGAAGAACTAGAAATAGTATGACAAATACAGAAAAAGGTGAGAGTAGTGAAACTAACTGAAAAGCAACGTAGATTTGCGGATGAGTACATTATCAGCGGTAATGCTACTCAAGCCGCTATTTCTGCTGGGTACAGCAAACGAACTGCTAAGTCTGTAGGTAGTGAGAACCTGACAAAACCTGACATTAGACAATATATAGACGAAAGACTTGAACAGCTG